AAGGTATAACAATTCCCAAAACGGCACCTTCAGCAACTGGAACCAATCTAAGAGTCTGATCACTCAAAGGGTAATTAATATTTTTTTGATCTACATATCTATTACCAACCTTAATATAATAATTTGTTTTTAAAAAAATATCCTCCAACTGTGGATAATTTGCTTGCAAAAAACTAAAAACTTGACCTACAGAATTTAACTTTGCATAAAAAACTTTTTGACCTAAAAGTTTGACCAATTTGCCATAAAGAATAATTTTAGTTAGTTTCATTTAAAATCTTTTGGGTAAAAAATTTTATAATCTTGTTTTTCAATACTAAAAAGGTAAAAGGGATAATCAAGAGAAACACATTTTTTTATATCAGCTTCTGACATCTTCAAATCTCCTTTTGGGTGACTGTGAACTATACCAATTATATTAGCC